AAAGCACTATACCGTTTGGTTTCTGCTTTATGTAATGTTCTAATGCTGGTTGCCAATCACAATGTTCATTTTCAAATTCATAACTGGAATATTTAATATTAAATCGCTCACAGTATTTTTCAATAGTAGCCCTTTGCATTGGCAGGGGTATGTGTCTACTGAAATTACTAGACCATCCAGCATAGGTTATGAAATGCTTGTCTGCATAATCAAAACTCTCATCTGCTTTATGATCCCCAGGCATCCTAACGAACCCTCCAGGAAGCCTCCTGCCAAATTCTTCACCTTCTATCATTATACGCATATCCATGCTGACTCTCGTATAGTCTTCTTCGTTGTTGACATTACCATGCAAGTGTTCTTGGAAAAACAAATGACTTTGGCCAGGGTGCAACTCCACAGGCCAGGCATTTTTAAGACAGATATCTTCAAATTTATCCAGAGACCATTTTTCCTCAAGAAACTGTTTAGTGATTTCACGACTTTTTTCTAAATTTATTATCCACATGGTGTTTGTTTTTTCTGCTTTGGTCAACGGAGTCCATATTGTCCTGCACCCTCGCCCATTTCCAACAAATACACCCTGATGAAACTGAAGCCTTCTTCCTGCTTTTGCCTGTTGTGGAATCACTACCCGTAAGGTTCCTTGTCTCTGGATCATATATTTTTTATTTTCAATCTTTGGCGGTATATACTCTTCCACAAATGCATCAAATAACTGCATGAAATCTTTGCGAGAACATGCATTCTGTACATGCATCTGTAGTTTTACTATTTCGTTTGGTGCAAGGGTGTTGTGTATTTGTTCTAGTTCAATAACTTTGGGAAATTTTTCTTGTATGACGTTGATTGCCCATTCCCTGAAATTATATTTTTGTAAATTATAATTTAGAGTGTTGTTATCCCAATGTTGCTGAAGTCTATCTAGCATATTCCTTGGTCCAGATATCTATTGTTTTGTCTATACCTTCAGACAAAGATATTTTTGGTTTCCAACCAATAGTTTTTTCTATTAGTTCGCTGTCCGAATTCAGCCAATAAATCTCTCCTGGCCTGTGTTCTTTGGTATCCCACATTACCTCTCCATCCCAACCTATTTTGTCTGCGATAAATTTAACATATTCTTTTATTTGAATTGGGTTATTAGGACCGATAGTGAATATTTTTCCATTATTACACTTATCACTATTGACTAAAACTTCTCTCCATGCATCTATCACATCAGTCACATATATGAAATTCCTATACGGTTTGGCGTAACCCAGTTTAATCACATCTTGTTTTTTCAACATCTGTGTGACGATTTGTTCTGTGACGAAATAATCATTGTCAGTTCTTCCATATGCATTGGTTTGCCTAAGTGCTGTGAAAGGTAGTCCAAGTGATCTGTTAGCATATTGGAGATATTTTTCCACTCCATATTTTGCAACGGCATACGGTGCATTAGGATTGGGTGGAGTGTGTTCGTCAAACACTACATTTATTGAAGGTTTATCATTTTTTTCAATTTCGTCCGATATCGGTTGCCATCCATATACTTCCATTGTACTTGCAAATATAAAGTTTTTTAAGTTTTTTAATCCTGTTGCATTTTCAATAAGGTTCACAGATCCTGTGTAGTTGATATGACTGAACTCTACTTGTTCTGCAAAACTTTTACCAACTTCTGTTCTAGCACCCAAATGCATTATGTAATCAGGATTGGCCTGAACAAGTTCTTCGTTGACTGCTTTGTGATCTTTTAGATCACTAGTCATGTGATATATCTCGTAAGAATTTTCTAAATCTTTTGTTATATGTTGACCAAGGAACCCCGAAGATCCGGTAAGGAATATTTTCATCAAAATATTTATAGGTGATCAGTGCTCAATAAATATTTTCATGGTCCACACTGGCATTAAAAATCTTAAAAAGAAACCCTTTGGAGGAGCATACAGCATACATGACGAACAGACTGTGACAGCGAAAAATGACGCCATTAAAAAATTCATCAGTGATGAAAGGTCTTTGGAGCCCGATCAGGTCAAGAAAGATTATTTTAACAAGTTCAAGGAATGGATGTTTTCCACCCATAATGTAAATGGCCATGAGCAATATGATCAAATCTGTTATACCCATGGAACAACGGAGTCATTCTCACAGTTCTACATAAGGTACAGGAATGCCAAAAGACTAAGGATAAAGAAAGGTGATTACTTCTACCATTCAATGATGCAGAAATTATGGTACGGTAACAACTTCGCCTGGTTAGACGACGACGAGATCAGAGAAGGTGACGTATTGATAATCAGTGTTCCTTTTGCACAAACTGGAAATGTGCCTGACAACCTAGAGAGTATATTGATCAATTGCGATGAAAAATCAGTGCCTGTGTTGATAGACATGGCATATTTGAACATTGCGACTAGGTTAGAAATAAATCTCGACCATCCTTGCATAGAGTATGTAACCAGTAGTCTGTCTAAGACCTTTCCCCTAGAGCTCAATCGTGTTGGAATAAGGTTACAAAAGAAAAAATTTGAGGATCAATTATATGTAATCAACGAAGACGGTTACAACTACATCAATCTACAGAATTGCTATGTGGCAAAACAACTCATGGATGAATTTACGGCAGATTACATCTATAAAAAGTATCTTGCAAAACAAAAACAGTTCTGTAATGATATGGACCTTACACCTTCTCAGTGTGTGATATTTGGACTCGATGAAAAAAACAAATACCCCGAGTACAAAAGACTAGACGACACAGCAAGATTGTGTTTCAGCCGAGTGTGGGACGGAAGGATGAAATATGAGTGATCCTTACTTTTACAATCAATGGCAAAACGATATTTTGACATACGACTTAAAAAAATACAACTTCCCTAGGTTGGTGCTCAACCTTGTCAAAGAAAAGTTTCCGTTAGTAGTAGCATTAGAGACCCTGCATGAGGTTGTACAGCCCTCACAGATAGCTGACCTATGCCTGCACGTGCAGAAATCCTTCGGACGTATCGAGTTTATGAAGCTCTTTGATCAGTTCGCCGAAGAATACATAGCACCAAAACTCGGTGGCAAACGATATCTCATCAAGAGATTGCCCACCCTTAACTGTGTGATACCCGACCAAGCCAAACATGCGAGAAGACTGCCCTTTCACCAAGGCATATTCTATAACAACGGCAAGGGCATGGCGACCATGTGGATGCCCTTGACCCATGCTTCAGGCACAAACTCCATGTATATTGCCAACCTAGAAGACAGTAGACGGTTAACAAAAGAAGTGATAGATCAGAAAATGAACCTAGAACAATTTGAGGAGAGGTGCCTGCAGATATGTAACCCTGTGGAGAAGTCTCCAGGTGAAGTTCATTTGTTCACACAAGAACACATACATGGCAACGTGAACAACGAGACCGGAGTAACGAGATGTGCCATAGATTGGCATGTGCTTCCGGAAGGTGAGGAATACAATGGAAGAGAGCCAGGGGGTTTTTTCCGATTGTCCGGAGACCATGAACAATCCGCTGACACAGATTACACAGGCAAGATTTTTATATCATACGTTGGAAATAATTCTAGATACGATAAAAATATCCCTTTACATTTCCAACGCAAAGTCATTGATGAATACTGCGAAACCAAAGGCATTAATAACAGCGGCGTACAATTTGAAAACGAATTCCTTACGTGGCTACCCATTCTGGAACACTACATCAAACAGAAAGTGGACGGCATTGTGATGCTTAGCATACACAGCCTACCAAACAACAAAACGAGGGCAAATGAATTATTGAGCATGGCTATAGAGAACAATGTGCAGTTGCACTTTGCCAATGAGTTCTGTACACTTAAATCTCAGGCAGATCTGCAACGCATACAAACCTATCTGTCTTTTTCACCTATCAAAGAAAGAACACAATGACAAGCATAGTATCAAGCCACAACGACTGGGATCCGTTAGAAGAATGCTTTGTTGGCACTGCAACCAATGCACGGTTCCCCACAATGGATCGTAGCACCCATTCATTTTGTTTCACTACAGAGAAGTACAAGGATATCGCTGAACTGGAAGGTGCGATGGACAAGAAGATAATCGATGAGGCCAATGAGGACCTGGACAAACTCGCGGAAACATTAGAGGGGTTAGGAGTTAAGGTCAGGCGTCCCACACCGCAGGATCATTCCAAGACCTTTGGTACACCGGAGTGGACCACCACCGGATACCAGACCTACTCCTGTAGGGATCTTTTGTTGCCGCTGGATAATCTAATAATAGACTGCGCATCTCCGTTACGGAGTAGATACTTTGAGACCCGGGCATACAGGGATTTCCTATACGAAGTGATGAAGAACGGCACGGAATGGATTTCCGCACCCAAACCTAAACTTCTGGACGAAATATATCAAACAGAAAATCTCGCAGACCCTTCAACACGTAATCTTGAAATAGTTTTTGATGCTCCAAACGTGGTGAGGATTGGCAATGACTTACTTTTTCAAGTCAGCAACTCCGGCACGGCTCTAGGTGCTCAATGGTTGCGCACCATACTAGAACCTCGAGGCTACAGGATACACATGGCGGACAAGTTCTATGCATTCGCACACTTTGACAGCACCGTACTACCGTTGCGTCCTGGACTGGTGCTGTTCAATGGAGATCGTTTGAATCCAGGCAGATATCCAAAGATATTTGAGAAATGGGACAAGATATATTTCCCAGGAGACAAAATCGTAGACGTTGGCTGTGCATTACCAAACGGTGTGACCACAACTTCGCCATACATAGGACTAAATTTCTTCAGTGTGAATGAGAATCTAGTGATATGCGACAAGAACCAAACACACCTCCGCAATGAACTAGATAAGCATGGCATAGAAACCATAGGGCTCGAGATGAGACACGCAAGGGCCATGGCGGGCGGCTTCCATTGTGTCACACTTGACACCAAGCGTAAAGGTTCTAGGCAGGATTATTTCTAGCATGGTCCGTACTATCAATATCCCTGTCACATCTGATACTGTGAAGGTTTGGTGTGTAGGAAACGAGTTCCATGGGGTTCCGGGGGAATTAGGTAAAGAAGAACGACAGTACTTAGACAAAGTGTGTAAGAATTTCAAGGATGGAAAGGCATTGTATTTTTTAGAATATGTCCACAAAAATCAATGGAACTACTTTATCAAACAAACCAAAGGAATTGCAGGTGATGTGACAATATGGGGCCATCTTCCTGATGACTGGTCTGTTGATGGGAAAAAACGCATAAAAGTTATGAACGAGTTGGTGTATAACACCGTGGAATGGACACTCGATAGACAAGGACAATATCCTTTTTTGGGATACAAACGCGATGTGAAATCTCTTGATCAGCATTTCCTGTTGACATACGGATCAATGCCCGAAGTGGAAAGAGAAAATGTCGTTCAGGTGCTTGAAAGGCTAAAGGTGTTAGATAACAGCATCTACAGTCGACCCAACATATCAGAAAATTTCCAGAAGTGTGTTAGTTCAGATTACATTTTCACCATCGACAATAAGAGTCCAAAGTATCGTAGCATCGAAGGCACAGATGAAGTTTTAGATAAGGCAGAATATCTATATCACCACTCTAAGGCTTTTCCGGCATTATACCAGGCGGCCCAAAGAGTGCATTGTCACGCAGTGTTGGACTGCTTTCCATTCAATAATCAAATGCTACCGATTCCCTCTGAAAAATGGGTATGGCCGGTATTCATGGGAATTCCTTGGATATATATCGGGTCTGAAGGGCAAATGCAGACTTTACGATCATGGGGTTTTGAACCCAACGAAACCTTTAGAAGTGATGTACGCGGTGTGGCTGAACAGATGATGTGGCTGAAAAGCATATTCGATGATCCTGATTTAGCACAGAAATGGCAGGATAACCAAGGCGAGTTAATAATTAAAAACAGAGAAGCATTAGATAAAGTAATAGAAGCAATCAAACCTACTCATGATATCTAATTATTGAACTGCTGGTCATTTTTTCACAATAAATACTACTATTATGTTTTCGACGATTAAAATGGCGATAGCCATAATGCTGATCACTGGCATCGCGGGTGCTGGCGTGTACGTGATGAAACTGCGTGCGGACAACGCCACTCTCAAGGCCAACCAGATCGAACTGGAACGGGGCATAGAGTCACAGACCAAATTACTGGAACAGCAGAAGAAGGACTTCACGGCCATAATGGAGAGCAACAAGAAGCTCAACGCCTTGGTGATGACCTTCAAGAAGGACCTGGAGGACCTGGACAAGCGTTTCAACAAGGGCAAACGAGACATCGGCAAACTGGCCATAGACAGGACCGGGGCCATAGAGCGGATCATCAACAAGGGTGCTGACAACGCCGCGAGGTGTGTGGAACTGGCGTCCGGGGCCGAGAGGACGGAAGAGGAACTGAAAGCAACCAAGAAGTCGGAGATAAACCCGGAGTGTCCGGCGCTGGCCAATCCTGCGTATGTACCATATGAATAAGATATTACTGATAGCATTCATGATATTACTAGCCGGTTGTAGCGTGGGTGAGAAACGTGTGAAGATATTCTCCGTGGAGGAGCCAAGGGCCAAACTGAACCTACCAAAACCCGAGGCACTGGACCTAGAGAAGGTGCGTTGGATCATCATAACATCAGAGAACGCACAGGAAGTTTTCGCCAAACTGGAGGCGGAGGGCATAGACCCTGTGCTGTTTGGACTGACGGACAAGGACTTCGAGATGATAGCCCGTAACTTCGCACAGATAAGACAGAAACTACAAGAGACCAACAACCTACTTGAGGAATACAAGAAATACTACGAGGAGACGGAATAATGTGGACGTACAGATGTAAATTGAAGAAGGTCATAGACGGTGACACGGTGGACGTGGACATCGACCTGGGATTCGGCATATGGCAGATGAACGAGCGTGTTAGGATCATGGGCATAGACACACCAGAATCAAGGACCAGAGACAAGATCGAAAAGAAATTTGGACTGGCCGCAAAAGCAAGATTGAAATCCTTGCTGGGTCCAAAGCCGGTACTCAGGACCACAATCAGCAAGAAGGGTGAGGACATGAAGGGCAAGTTTGGCAGGGTGCTGGGCGACTTCCTGATCAAGGACAAACCAGTGAGTGAAATCATGTGCAAGGAGGGACATGCGGTGGCCTATTTCGGTGGTGCGAAGGCGGATGTGCAGAAACAACACATGAAGAACCGTAAGAAACTGGTAGAAGCAGGCGTTGTCAAAGGCGCGATCGAATAAATACGCTTTTTAAACGAGGAGAGCAAATGGAACTATTAGTAGCATTAGCAATGAAATTTTGGCAGTGGACCATACTGATCGCAGTGGTGATAATCGGTGCGATCGTGAACTTCACAGATAAGAGAAAGAAACCAGCACAGAAATTCAATTTCAAGGGATTTCCTGAACTGAAACCGCTACCCATCAAAACAAAGGGCAAGGGATTCTGGAAAGGAATCGCCATGTGGTTGCTTTCTACACGTAATTGGGAGATCACAAAAGACTGGAAATACAATATTGATGGCAAGGAATACGTGATACCAGCAGGATTCCAATTCGATGGTGCCAGCATACCCAAGTTCCTGAGGACGTTCTTCTCACCAGTGGGAGTGTTGCTGATCGGTGGATTGGTGCATGACTACGCTTACAAATACAAGACACTGTTGGAATCGAACAAGAAGAAAACAATAGGTGAGTTGACTCAGAAGAAAGCAGACGAGATCTTCAGAGACATCAACATCGTTGTCAACGGTTTCTATGTGATGAACTACTTGGCATACTGGTCACTGAGACTAGGTGGATTCGTTGCCTGGAACGGACACAGGAAAAGAAACGCTAAAATAGAAGGTATCAAATAATGGCTGAATTGAAAGAAGACAAATTAGTGGTACCACACAACACGGACACTGCGAAGAAAAAAGTATCTGTTGAACTGGAAGTGGACACGTCAGTGAAAGACCTAGGTCCTAATCCGTTTTCTTGGTTGATACACCTGGCAAGGGCCGTGGACAGTTGGAGAATTTTTCCACGTGTGTTCATCACCACATACATCATTTTGTTGTACAAGGTCGTGGTATGGTACATGGAACTGCCAAACCCCACCATGGAACAGTCGGGACTGGTATCAATAGTTGTTGGTGCTGGCGCGGCCTGGTTCGGACTCTACACGGGATCGCGAGCGAAATCCAGCAAGTAATTACCAGGCGTTGACACACGCTTAATCTAGTATAAAATAATATTCAATGAAGAATTATTATGACATACTGGGTGTGGATGAAAAAGCCACCAGCGCGGACATAAGCAAAGCATTCAAGGAACTGGCCAAAAAACATCACCCGGACAGGGGCGGTGACAAAGACAAGTTCCAAGAGATCAACGAGGCCCACGACACACTCAAGAACTCACAGAAACGACACGACTACGACACCATGCGTAAGTTCGGCTCACGATCAACGGGCAGTGGTGGAGAGCACCCGTTCTTCAACGAGGACATATTCGGTGACTTCTTCTCGGGCTTCGGTGGAGACACTGGAGGATTCCGTTTCAACTTCACGGGCCGGGACGGTGACGAGCGGATATTCCGTAATGTCAGGAACCAACCACGTGGCAATCGTAACGTTCAGGTCAGGATGGCCATCAGCATCAAGGAGGCCATGGTCAAGAACGAAAAGACCATATCATACAAACTGCCCAGTGGCAGGGAGGAGTTCGCAACAGTCAACATACCCGCGGGAGTGCAACACGGAGTCACGTTCAAGTTCTCGGGCATGGGCGATGACTCTATAAAGAACATGCCGAGGGGAGACCTGATGGTGGTGATGAGTGTGCTGGACTCGGACGGGTTCACACGCAAGGGCAATGACTTACACACAGACAAGACCATAGACTGCTTCCAGGCTGTGCGTGGACATGAATTCAATCTCCAAACACTAGACGACAAGGTGATCAAAGTCAAGGTGCCAGCGGGCACACAGCCAGGCACGATGCTGACCCTCAAGGGATTGGGCATGCCAGTCCACAAGACATTAAATATCCGTGGTAATCTCTATGTGAAGATACACATCCTGATACCGCAACTTTCAGCACAGGATTTAAAGAAGATAAAGGACCTATAATGAGAACAAAGAAGAAGTACATACATGTGAACCAGCACGTGATACGTGCCAACAAGAAGCATGGCACCAACGATCCAGTGATCACCATCAAGCAGGGTTCGAAGAACACCTACTGCCACGAGGTGGAGATCAAGGGACCGAGTAAAGTAGTGTACGGTGGCAACGACAAGCCACTGTTGAGCTGTGGGGCACGGGTGGTCATAGAGACCGAGGCCGATGTGGAGATAGTGAAATGATCATAGATCATGGCGACAGGATGTACCGAGACGATACCCTTACAGAGGAACTGTGTTACATGTGCCTGTCAGCGAAGAAATTGTATCGGGCTGAACACACCAGCCCCAATCGTAAGGAGATATACGTTTGTCTGGACTGTATCGATATGAACGGCCACAGGAGACTGAATGATTAAGGTGTATCAATACCCACACGAGACACTGCTACAGACCAGCACACCCTGGACAGCGGATGATCGCATAGACGGGTATGACGACCTAGATAAATTTGAAACGGACATGATCAAGTTGATGCTTGATGAGAAAGGCATGGGCCTCGCGGCCAACCAGATCGGCATTACCAAGAGATTCTTCGCGATAGGCCACGAGTCATTTGACACATTCCAAAAACATGCTATAATTTGGAATCCACATGTGATAAACTCCAGTGCGGAAAAGGTCATCGATGTGGAAGGGTGTTTGAGTTTCCGGGACATCTTTGTAAAAGTTGAAAGGCCAAAAACAGTAGAAGTACAGTATGAGACAACACAAGGAAAGACAAGATTCGCAAAACTCGACGGGATGGAGAGCAAGTGCTTCCAGCATGAACTCGATCACCTTGAGGGTATTACATTTAATAAGAGGGTGTCTAAACTACGATGGCAAATGGCAAACGGATAAAGAGGCCCAAGGAGACTAAGGTATGGAAGGCATTGACTGGAAAACTACAGAAACCCACCAAGAACCAAAAGGCCGTGGAACATCTGGTTCAGTCCATACAGCAGGACCTGATGTGGTCGGACGGGGACTTAGAGACGTACACAAAAATTCAACAAGGCAAAATAGATTGGAGTGGAGATGTTAGAAGCAAACGAAGGACTGGAAAACATATTCGAAAACGCGGTTAAGGAAGCCGAGAAACGGAGACACGAGTACGTCACGATCGAACACGTGCTGTTGGCACTGGTCAAGGACGAGTCCATAGGTACGGTGCTACACGACTTCAAGGTCAACGTGGGCATGTTGATCAAGGACGTGGAGGACTACCTAGATACAAAATGCAACGACATCGTGGCCAAGGGCAAGGAGCCCATGACCCCACGCAAGACCGCTTCACTTGAGAGGTTGATGAACAGGGCGT